CATAAAAGACATAGCTAAACAAATTGATGGCTTTTTTCTTGGCGAAGAGCAAATGAATAAAGGTCAGGGAAAAGGTATGTCTATTATGGAGCAGTTTGGCTCAGTAGAATCAAGTGCTACAGATTATATAGACAGAAAACTTTTAGAAGAAAAAAGGCAGGAGCTTAAACAATTAATTAATCTTCGATTTGGTCCTCAAGCATGGGACCAGATTATTGCTGAAAGAGCTGACAGAATAGCAAAAGCTAAGGAGGCTCAAAGACAAGCCAGAATAGAAGCAAAAAGAAAACAAGATGAGATATTAGAGGTTATTAAATGGGTTGGGTATGGGTTTATAATCATTGGTTTGATTCTTGGCTTGACGATTGTAGCTGTAAAAGTTTATGCGAAAGATTACACAAGAAACCAAAAGATAAACAATGGAACATTATCTGTTCCCAAAATGACAACGTGTCGCTTGAAAAAACAAAAAGTTTTTAAAGATAAAATGGCATGTATTTATGTCGGCGCTCAAAAGACATATGAGTTAGAGTTCACTGATATTCATGTAGGATGCCCACGCAATTATCAATGCGTTTTTAATCCTAATGGTCAGGAGCCATCAATAGATAAAGTTATGGAAAGTTTAAGGAGCATTGCAAAATGAGTCCTTGTATTGGTGTTTGTAAGTTAGATGATAATAAAACTTGTATTGGTTGTAAAAGAACAATAGAGGAGATTAAAACCGCTTATGAAAAAATTACAAAAAAATAGTATATATGAAGAGTATGATGAGGATGGTGATGGCATTGTAACAGATGAAGAGCTGTCTCATGTTAAAGAAATTAAAAAAACAGAAGACGAGTTGAGAAAGCATTTAGCTCAATTAAGAATGGCTAGATATACCTTAGTATCTATGGGTATATTTACAGTTGCTATGTTCTTTATAGATTTAGAAAGAGTTAAAGCTTTATCTGATATAAGTAATTTGTTTTATTTATCTGGTGCTGGTATAGTAGGAGCATACATGGGAACAACGGCATGGATGAGTAAAAAGTAATGTCTAGTTTAAAAAAACCACAGAGGTCACTTCGTGCATGGACAAAACAAAAATGGCGAACAAAGAGCGGCAAACCTAGTACACAAGGGCCAAAAGCAACCGGTGAGCGTTACTTACCTGCGAAAGCAATTAAAGCTTTATCGCCCTCTGAATACGCCGCCTCTACAGCTGCTAAACGAAAAGCAACTAGAGCAGGTAAACAAGTGGCTAAACAACCCAAAAAGGTTGCACGAAAGACGAAAGCTTATAGAAAGGTCACATAAATGGCAGTAGTAGTACCAGACATACCTGATTTATTTGAAGAGGCATATCAAAGAGCCGGATTAGAATTAAGAACAGGAAACGACTTAAGAAACGCTAGACGTAGTTTTAATATATTAACTATGGAGTGGCAGAATAGGGGACTCAATCTATGGACTATTGATTCAGGAACTCAAGTGCTAACTGCTGGTACAGCAACATACACTATGCCTGCTGATACAGTTGATCTTGTTGAGCATCAAATAAGAACAGGAACTGGTGTAAATCAAGTAGATACAAACTTAACAAGAATCAGCGTTTCTACTTATGCACAGCAATCAGCAAAAAATGCCACAGGAAAACCCACACAAATATTTGTGCAAAGATTAGCAGGGTCAACAACTGTTACATTGTGGCCCGTTCCTGATAGCTCGGCTACATATACTTTATCTTTTTTTAGAATAGCAGGAATAGATGGTATTTCTTCAGGTATTGAAGGAACAACAACATCATTTGTTCCACCTAGATTTGTGCCTTGTTTGGTTTCTGGATTGGCTTATTATATAGCTATGAAAAGACCTGAAGTTGCGAACAGGGTTGCCCCACTTAAACAGGAGTATGAATTCCAGTTTGAACTAGCAGCAGGGGAAGATACAGAGAGTGCGTCTGCTAGATTTGTACCTTATGACACATTTTATGGAGCTTAATAATGGCTAAAGTTAAAGACGGGAAAATTATTAAAGAAGAAACTAATTTTTTAGGTGGTAGTAAAAAATTTAAAACAACAACAAATCCTCTATCTAAAAACAGAACAACAAAACAACAAAGAGATGAGTTAATTAAGAATCGTGATGCAAGATTAAAGTCCGATGCAAAAAAACAAGGTATTTCTGTTGATGAATTAAAGAAAAAAAGATCAGATACATATTCTACTGTTTTATCTCCTTTAACTATGCTTCCTGTTGGCAGAGCATTAAATCTTGCTGGTAAAGTAGGTTCCAAAGTTAGTAAATTTTTAAAGGGCGGTGATAAAACAAAAAAAATAACAAAAACTAATAAAGATACAAAATTATCAAAAACAACTTCTAATAAAACTACTAATAACAATAAAAAAAATACTACAAAAACACCAACACAAACATCAACAAAAACACCAACACAAACATCTACAAGAGTTGGAAATTTTATAAAAAAAAATAAAAAACCTATTGGTGTAGGCTTGGGTGCCGCAGCTATTGGCTCAACTCTACTTTCAGGAGGTAAAACAAAGGGTCAAGATAAAAAAATTGAAACACCTATAAAAAGACCAGACATCAATAAACCTAAAAAATCTACTACACCTAATGTTAAAAGAGATAATTTAAAAAAATTAGGTTCTGCCAAAGATTATACAGGTAAATTTGTTAATGAAAAGGGTGAAGTTGCTTACGATAGCGTTGGTGATTTTTTTAGAAATATAACTGGCACAGCAAAGAAAAGAGAAAGGCCAGAAAATAGAAAAAGAATACAGGCTGAAACAAAAGGCGCAACAAAGGGTGTTGGCTTTTCTGGAAAATCAGTTGGAAACCCTTTTAAATTTAATAAAGGCGGCCCTTTAAAGCAGGTACCATCAGATAACAAAGGACTTGGAAAATTACCGCAGCCAGTTCGCAATAAAATGGGATACATGAAAAAAGGCGGCGTTGTTAAGATGCGTGGTGGCGGAGCTGCATCCAGAGGGATGAATTTTAACAGAGGATATTAAAGGATGAAAAATAATGGCATATAGCGGTGGTAAGTATGCTTATGGCATCTGTGACAGAACTGGTTTTAGATATCCAATAAAACAGCTTGTATTTGAGGTCGAGAACGGCGTTAGAACGGGTCTGAGGGTAGGTTACGATGTTGCAGATAAAGATCACCCACAAAACTTTTTAGGTAGGCTTAAAATCGATGATACGCAGAGTTTGTTAGATGCAAGACCTGACAGATCAGAACCTGAAACAGAAAGATTATTATTGGTAGATCCATTTACAACGGCAGCAGAAGACTCTGGCACAACAGAAATAACTGTTACAGAGAAAAGCCATGGAAGGTCAACATCAGATAGAGTTAGGTTTAGAAACACTGTAGGATTTGACGGAATTTCAAAGGCTATCTTTGAATTAGCTGAAGGATATGTTATAACTAAATTAACAGATGATACATATAAATTTACTGTTTCTGCATCATCTACAACAGGTTCTGTATCTGGTGGTGGCGTTTTTGTTACTGTTGGCCCAGTTACATTGGAGGCTTAAATGAGTTTTACATTTGCACAAATGAAAACAGCCATACAAGATTTTACAGATAATTCTGAAACATTATTTGTTTCTCATTTATCAGATTTTATAAAATCATCTGAAGAAAGAATATTTAAATCAGTAGATTTAGATATATTTAGAAAAAACGTAACATCAGCAGTTAGTTTAAATGACAAGTATTTAAGCGTTCCCACAGATTATCTTTCTTCTTTTTCTCTTCAAATAACAACAGCAGGAAGTGAATCATTCCTTTTACAAAAAGATGTTAACTTTTTGCAAGAAGCATATGGTGGTTCTGCTTCTACTGGTCTTCCAAGATATTACGCAACATTTGATATATCTAACTTTATTGTAGCACCTACACCAGATGCAAATTACACTGTAGAGTTACATTATTATTATAGACCAGACAGCTTAACAGCTGGTGCTGATGGTGGTACTACATGGTTAAGCACTAATGCACCTTATGCATTATTGTATGGAGCTTTAGTAGATGCATATATATTTATGAAAGGCGAAAATGATTTGATTCAACAATATGAAAAAAGATTCATGGATCAAGTAACAAGATTAAAAGATTATGGGGAAGCTAGAGAGAATAGTGACGCATATATAGACGGCTTACCAAGAAGCCCTAGAACTTAGGAGAAGTAAATGGCAACATCAAATGCAGCAACCAATTATCTAGAGAGAAGAATATTACATTATATATTCAAAAATAACTCTCTTAGCTTTTCAAGTCCGGGAGACAGTATTTATGTAGGTCTTGCTACAGCTGTATCTGCCGCTGAAACTGGTACATTAACAGAAGCTACATTTACAAATTATGCAAGACAACAAGTAACAGCAGCTAACTGGACTACAATAGGGTCTGATGCCACAGATGCTCAGACAGCAACAAACTCTGCAAATATTGAGTATCCAGCATCTGGTGGCACAACAGAAACAATAACACATGTATTTGTAGCAGATGCTTTAACAAGTGGTAATATTTTATTTGTAGGTGCATTAGATGTTAATAAAGTAATAGCTGATGGTGATATATTTAGAATTAATGCAGGGAATCTGACAATAGAGTTGAAGTAATGGCACTAG